TTATGGCATCTGAAACCTGTAACGCTTTTCCTTCAATTACGTCCACACCATCGCCTCACTACTAAAATCAATACGATACAGTCTAGCGTGACGGTGTTGAGTTGCAATCTCCGGGCTGTGTAGAAAAATGTCAGAGGGTGGCCGGTTGACCGGCCACCTGCACTCAGTGCTTGATTATTTATAGGTTATTTAATTACCTGAATTATATGAAATTTTTAATTCAAAATAATTATTATACCGCCACTTTTACCGACATTAATTTTTAAACCTTTAATGGTTTAATTTGAATGCAATCATCGGGTTAAACGGCCATCATGCCTGAGTGAATTATACGCTTTCTCGCAAGTCATCGCTATCCGCCCTCTCCTGTCAGCCTCTGCCGCCAGATCTCCCGCTGTTGAGTCAATTTCTCGGTACAACTGGGCAAGCAGATCGCCCGCGTTTCTCCCAGTCTTGCCGCTGGTGGCAGTTCCGGTATCGCTGCCACGTCGCTGCTGTAGTTGGGCGATGGCGTTATGTATTCCCGACTGCAGCCGGTCAGCAGCACGCTCAGCAACAGCGCGTTGAGCATCAGCTTTACGATTCTCTTCATCTGCTTCTCTCTGAATATTGTTAATTTCTGACTGGCGGGTTAGCTCAATACGGCGCTGCTCCTGGGTAAATTCCAGCTTCGCAACAGCATCAGCTTTATCTCGCTGATCCCACTTCTCCTGCCATGATCGGTCAGCAATCCCATAACCAATACGGAGCAGCATTAGCGACCCAAAGGCTACCAGCAACAGCGCCACAAGCGGCCGCCAGTACGCTTTCAGAAAAGCAGCAGCGGCTATCATGCTGCAGCCAGCCCACGTTTGATGGCTGTGGCCACGTCCAGTCCGGAATAAAGAAAAGCTTCTGCAGCGCGCCGGCGGGTCAGCCCGCGCATTTTCCGGCCTGCCGCGTTATCCCAGAATTTAAATTGACCGGCAGCTGCATCGAAGTCACGGGCATTCGTCAGGCGAAGCAGGCTGGATGGATTACCGTTTTTCAGTATCAGCAGGCCATCCTTCACGCCCTTCTTACCTGGTCCCACGTTGAAGCAGAATGAAACCAGCGCATCGAACTGGTTCTGATTTACCACGGTGGTGAGCGCGTTGCTTACCAGAGATTCAAACCGACCCAAATCGGTTTTAAGTACCGCTTCAGCCTGGGCCTGATTCCAGACAGTACCTGGGCGAACATCGTTGCCAGTATGGCCATAACCGATGGTCCATGGCGCTCCGCCGGTACCGGGATCCGGATAGGCTTTAGTCTCCAGCCCTTCAAATTGCTTAATGATGGCAATGCAGTTATCGGAAATTTTCACGTTTCTTTCCCCGGTGAGCAATGGTGAAGAGCTGCATGACGTTGCCGCGAGTTTTCAGCACGGCGCCACACAGCAGAATTTTGATGAGGAGATCGGCGTAGTCAGTGCTGACGTGATAGCCGTAGGCGATTCGGATAGGAACGGAAGCGCAGATTACGATAATGGCGTAGGCCAGCCAACCACCAGCCGGTTTGTGCGTTGCCGATTCACGGCGGAACGTCACCAGGCGGATAACGATCACCCCGCACAGCAGGGCGTTTATCGCTTGAAGCAGGTCATAACTTGTCATCATCGGAGCTTCTCCTGAGAGCTGACTGAGGATCACCCGATCGCTTATACAGACGCATCAAGAGCTTTACCGCCACAACTGACATAATCAGGGCCGAAGCAGCATAGGCAGACTGAACCTCTACTGAGCCGGGCGCCACGTCTGCCCATTTAGAAATGATGGCAATAATCAAAGCCGCGGCAGGACGGGAAACAATCACTCCCGCAATAAAACTGATCAAAGCCAGTATGAGGCGCTTCTTGATCGGGTATTCCTGAGCAGCGGTTACGAAAATCACTGAACCCGAGAACGCGCCAAGCACCACTTCAGGCGGGACACCATAAAAAAAAGCCAACCAGGCCGACCCACTCAGCCCGCTGATTACAGCGGATGTCCCTGTTACGGATAGTGGATCAGTCATGGAAACCACCTGCATAGCGCATAGCACACCTCCATCGTAGTTAATGTCGGTACTATACACAAATATGCATTTACGGGTTATTGGTAATTTTAAGGTTTATCTTAAATTTGTTACACTATTGCAAATTGTAAGGCCATAGCTTAATGGCTGGATTTATATGATTGAAATAAAAGGATATTTTAATGCTTTGGCGGAATAGAACTTTATCGATACTTTTTATAGTAATTGGCTCTATTTTTTATGCTTTACTATCGTACATGGTTGGCGCAAACAGCGACAACATGTCGTCGCTTCTCATAGCAAAGGATTTAGCAGACGGTAATATATCTTTATCAGGCTGGCACCTTTCAACTCAATCATATTTGTTTTCGGATATTATCTGGACTGCTTTGGTTATAAAGTTTTTCGGTTTTAGCCATATTTTATCTCATGTCATGCCTGCGATATTTTATTCATTATTCTCATATCTTTCCTTCAGAATTGTTTATGACGAAAACAAGAGCGGGATATTATTAATAGCACCTGTAGTATTGATACCTAGTTTTTTTATCATTGCGAATGCAATAGAGCTTAATATACATGGTGGCATATATCTATTATCAATGATATGCCTATATTGCATATCTAAAGAATCATTAAGGTCACCATTAATAAAATTGCTAATAGCATCATTACTATGTGGTATTTTTGCAGAGTCTGACAAGTTAATTATATTCATTTTTATAATACCCTGCTTCATTTCATCCTCCATACAATTTGCTGTTAAAAGACAAAACAAGGATTTTATTATTGCCCTGGCTTGCTGCCTGTCAATAATGGTTTATTTGATATTATCGTTAGCCCTGCCTTCATTTTTCGATTATAACGTTCCAGGCATAGGCTCTCAGTCGATAGCATCTATTAATGAGATCGCTGGTAACGCAACGCTTGCCATTCAAGGGCTGTTATTATATTTTTCAATAGATTTCGATAGCGACTCAATAGGAATAATTATTTCTATTGCAAAAGCTATACTTTTGATTATTTACATTGTCCTTTTTGTGGTTGCAATGGTTAGGGGGTTTGGTAAAAAAGCCATTGATACGCTTCTGATATTTACTACAGCAGTACCATTCGGTGCATTTATTTTTAGCAAAGTCGCTATAGATATTACTTCCACCAGATTCCTTTTTTTCTCTGTAGTAAGTGCTACTTTGCTCATTGCCAGAAATATAGAGGTTAAATTTAAGGCATACAAAGTAGCATTGATTATATTATCTATTTGTAATCTTGCCTGGATCTATAACAAGCCTGAAACCGAAGAAGTATATTACGCCAGACTAGGAGACTACTTGCAATCTCAAAACCTTTTAAATGGCTATGGTGAGTTCTGGAAAGCATCTATAGTTACAGCAGTTAGTAAGGTTAACATCTACCCAGTAGATACAGATGGCAGCATAAGACCTCGTAACTGGCTTTCAAGAGAAGACTGGTATTCAAGGAATGGGAATTTCTTCATCTCAAGAGACAGCGGTGAAATTAAAACTGCCATAGATCAGTTTGGCCCCCCATCAAAACATCTTAAACATCAATCAATGAGCATACTTGTTTGGAATGAAATGCCCATGCCCCCACATGGCGTATCTTTTAAGAGGATAAATGAAAATAGTTTGCCATTGCGGAACTATAACATCGATCCTGATGGGGGAATAAGAAGCAATGGGCAACATGGCTTTTTCTTATCCGGGCCTTATGTGAAACTTAATAAGGGACATTACAGAATTATTATGAGCGGCATAGTGTATTCTGGAAATCCCTATGCGGAAATTTTCTCTGCCAAAAATTCCGTTTCAATAAAGCTTCCATTAAGTAACCTAGGTAATGGTAATATTTTAGATACTCAAACGTACATTGATAATGATGTTGATGATTTGGAATTAAGATTGAACATTGAAAGCAATGAAGAAGTAAAGGTATACGGTTACACTATTCATAAGTAAAAGGATGGCCCGAAAGGGCCATCCTTCATGGGGTCATTGTTATTGTGGCCCTGTGATAAGAAACGGATGAGCCAGCGTCAGTAATTACCTGTAAAATTACATTATCACCCTCACTGACTGTTATTGTTGGACTGGCGACCAGTGAATATGAACCTCCAGTGATGCTCCCTAAAGAATAAGAGGTACTGTTGACAATAATATTATAAGCAAAAGTACCACCTGGGTTACTTGATACTGCTACCCTGACTCCGGTGATAACCCCCGATGAAACAACAGTTGCGGCAGGATTTACATCCGTTGATGAACCAAAAGCTGCAATGTAGCGGGTTGTGCCTGCGGGGATAGTTGTACCTGAATTTAAAGATATTTCCCGTTTCTGTGTGCTGTTGATGATTGCAGAACGCAAAGGGAGATTAGATGTGAACAACCCCGCTATGGCTGCGCCAGAACGAATATTAACTGGAGCGAACCCCGTCCCATATGAGCTAAGATCGCAATTTAATAAACGAAAATTCGTAGATGCTGTAGATGCCAGGAAATCAAAACCATAAGCTTGGTAGTGGCTGGTTGACCCCGGCAGATTACCAATCACACAGCTGTCAAATGACATATTATTGCTTGATCCGTCAATAACCACGCCTGAATAGTTAAGTGAGTTACTCATACTATTGTTATTGATAGTCGCTCCCTGAAACTGGATAAAAGAGCCTCCTGATATCTGAACCCCGAAAGTTCCGTTGTCACGAATTGTTCCGTTCTTCCAGTTGATGTCTGACGGATTTCCTTTTATAACCAGCCCAGCATTACCCGAGTAAGAAGACCAACAATTCTGCAGGAGTAAATCACGCAGATCACCCCCCAGGGTTTGATCTATCATCCAGCCATCAGCAACTGAAGTATCACCCAGAACATTGTCCATCCAGATATGACGCACCCAGCTGGTAGCTGTTGGTTTGAAAATAACAGCGTATCCCGTTCTCTGAACATCAATATCAGAGAAGAATTCACCCGAACCATATTGCACAAGAATTCCTACACTGTCTCCGACAGGGCCGGTGTATCCCGTATTTCCGATTTTACCGACATGAAATTGAGCGCCATTACCAGCAGCTTCTCCGGGGCTGCCCGTATAGGGAGCCAGACGAATGCCCCACCCAGCAAACCACATTATGCGAAAATTTGTGAAATAAGGTTGATAGCAGTTTCTTACGTCAATACCGTTGTCGTATCGAAGAACTTCAAAATCATCACAAAGGAAGTTGTCGTTAGAATTGATTACTGTTAACCCAGTGCCGTAAGACCCGTGGCTCTGATCGTCAGATTGCGTGCTGCGTGCAGTAATTGAAATGCCTCTCACTCCTCCGCCCTGCGAGTAGTTCAGGTCATATACTATACCGTTTGCATTCTCATTAACGTTGATAAGTGTTGTGACGCCCTTTCCATCACCTACCAAATACACGATCTTTCCTGTAATCCTTAGCTCAGCATTATGCAGATATTTTCCTGCAGGTATGAGAAGGCGTCCTCCGGGATTTAAGGCATTTATAGCTGCTTTTAAAGCTGCTGTGTCGTCCTTTACACCATCCCCAATAGCACCAAAATCTTTTACGCTGACTGTGTCCCGCATCTTATCCTGGAAGGTCCGATAAACAGCCCCTGACCCAAACTGGAGAAACCATCCAAATCCGCCAACAACCCCAGCTATTGCAGCGTCAACATAGGCGCGCATTGATCGATTATTGACTGCATCCTGCGCATCGGCTGGATCAGCAAGATTGGTGATCCGATTACCCTGAGCATCGTAGTAGCGTGATATGAAGGATGGTTTTCTCAGCGCAAGCGAGAAGAATGAAAGGGATTTCTGCACCAGCATTGTCAGGTAATCAAATGCATCTTCATGCGTTTCTGCAAAGAAGCGCCCCTGATTTCTGAGATCTGTCTCTTGCACTGCAGGGAGGTCACGTTCCAGAGAGATTTGCCAGTTTTCAGGCAGAGCATTCACTAGCACTACTGTGCCGCCTGATACCAGCCCTACGCCAGTAATTTTATAATCCGTATCGAGAGAAAGGGTTCTGATAGCTCCGTATGTATCGGATACCGTCACGACCATATGGCTACTGCTAAGTATTCGAAAACGATAAGGAAAAACGGTTGTAGTACCATTACCCACATATTGCTCATGGTTTACGACAGTTGATACGGTCATTTTGCTGGCTCCGGATGTTTAATATCACATCAAGTTTACAGCATTCAATGCATAAAAGAATATTTGGTAATAATGGTTTCCAGTTTATAAGCTAATCTTTTTTGTTACGTTTGCGGCCAAAAGCTTGTGCTTTATACTGTATGAATATACAGTTTATTCAGGAGGGCGATCATTATGAAAAATGACAGTGTGTACCACTATCCCGAAAATGATAATTACACGGAAAAATTGTACAGCGATGAAGGAATTAGACGCTTAGCGCAGGATTCAAAAATCATCAGATTGCTTGAAGAACTTGAACGCCACGGGAACAACGTAGGCGGCGCGCGGGATGAGGTAAACGCACTGTTTAATTATGTGTCTGCCACAAAGAAGGTCAAAGCAGATATGATTACGCACCTTGAATATATGAAAGCCTGCATCGAAAAGGCCTGACGGTTATTACCTTATTTGATTTATGACCTAAATAATTACTAAAAAGGTAATAAAAAGCCCGCATTGCGGGCTTAGCTATATCTGGAACACAGCAGGATGGCGATGAAAACCACGACAAAGCAAATCGCGGCTGCTCCCTTATCGTTAATGATCTTCCTGTTGAGCAGCCATATTATTAATGACCAGCAGGCTATGCTGCCCACGACAACAGCCACAAACCAGCCGAAAATCACCGACAGCTTAATTAAGATTTCCACTAATCACCTACGGCCTTTCCTAAATCTGGAGCGCGGCGCGGCTCAGTATCGCCAGGGTTCCACCAGCTCGTAACATCAAACTGATTTTGTGCCCTGTCTCTAACCCGGTCGTTATAGCCGGGATTCGCCATCTCCTGCAGTTGCTGCAGGATGAGGTGGTTTGTCACGGCCTTTGTATACCACAGGTTAGCAAGCGGGGTAATCATCCTGGCGGTTTTGATAGCATCAGCACCGAAGGACGTTTCTTCGCCCTGCATCGCTTTCTGAGGGTTGGTGATCAGCAACTTCATCAGGGATTCAGCCAGGCCTAAGCTTGGTCCGCCCAGCGTGGCCGCAATACTCGAACCGTACTGGGTGTGATCCTGAAACAGGAAATCACCGTAGATGCCGAACCCGCCTCCCTTCAGAGTCGCGCCAACCCATGCGCCGGGCTTAGTCATATCGATAGGGTCATTACCTGACAGGAGAGCATTCAACTGATTGGCAAACATGCCGGTCAGTGTGGTGCCGCCGATATACGCCGCGAGGAATTTCAGCGCCGGAACGCGGTCGAGGTTTTGCGCCCGGGTCACCATCTGTCGGAACCCGGCAAACGGCGTCGTTTTGAAGAGCATGAATGACTTATACAACTCGCCACCCTGATCACGTGCGTAGGTGTCGATGCCGGTTGCGGTGGTGATCGCCTGGGTCATCTCACCATGCGTCACTCCCAGCAGCTTCTGGGCTGCCTCGGCACGCGCGTTACGCACCATGCGGCTAACTGTCTGCTCAACCTCTGCATCATAGGCCTGGCGGAGATTGGTAGCGCGGCTGTCAGTCATGGTACCCAGATTAGCCAGCGCCTCGTCAGCACCGGCTCGCACTCGCTCAATCTGCCCTGCCAGGATCTCCCTGACTTTCTCATCGGGTACCGCGTAGATAGCGTCCGGAGTCATTCCCATGTGGCCGCCGGAGGTGAGCGGCTTCAGTTCTGCTGCGTTCATGATCGCCCAGTCCTCAGCACTCCAGCCTTTTGATGACAGCAGCGCTTTATCAGACCCTTTCAGGGCGTCAAGCGTGGAATAGCGCCGGGTCAGCTCACCGATGTTTTTATACATCAGCAGGCCAAACGCAGCTTTATTTGCCCGGTCCATCGCAATCAGTCCGGACCACTTCAGGGTTTTCTCAGCAAACCAACCCGTGATGCCGCGGGTCAGATCAAAGCCGCCCATCTTGGCGATCACTGCTGAGTGGGCATCAACCAGCAAACCCAGCTCGGCATTAGCACGCTTGGCATCGCCACTGAACAGATTGCGGATTGTGGTGGCAGATAGGCGCATTCCGTTGCGGTCAAAGCCGAGCGCCTGCGCCGCTGCGCGCATGACTGCCTGATCTGATGTAGCGGTGATGACGCTAGATCCGAGCATTGCGGATGTCATCAGGTTACGCAGGCCGCCGACTGCCGATGAGAATACGCTGGTGCTGTTCACACCGTTCAGCCCGGCCATAGAATCAAACATGCGCTGCACCAGCTCACGCTCTTTATTCATCTCTGCGATGGGGTGGCCGGCACCATCAACTTTAACCGCGTTCTGATAGATGCGATCGGCGATCAGTTTGAAGTTGGTGGCAGCGTCCGGGCCAAATGCTTTGACGACGCCCAGATCACGCGATGCAGACTGCAGGTGCCCCATCATCACGCCGACCACTGGCTGCTGGGTATATTTTTCCATATAGCCGAAGTGGCTTTCTGCATCCTTAAACGCCAGCACCCTGCTCTGCGAGCCACGATTTTTCAGGCCACCGCTACCAGCGAAAGCACCGGGATCGAGTTTCTGAGCGCCGTCCGTCGCTTTGGTCTCGAAAATGTACTCGAGTGCCTCCCGGTACTGCACATCATTCATGGGTGTGCCGTCCGGATTAACGAACTGCGACCGATCCTGTGTATTGTAGATATCATCCACCCAGGCGCGCCGCGCCCAGTCGCCCGGTGGCATGCGCCCAGCCAGCCGTGCCTGTGTGCGTTCCGCCAGCGGCAGTGTGGCCAGCCACTCCTCGCGGCCTGCAGCGCGTACCAGATCAGCGTCATCAACATAGGGAAGATGCCAGTCATCGCGTAGGCCGATATCAAAGCCGCTATCGTTCATCTCCTGGCGCGCACGCGATGTTACGTCTGACCAGATGCTGGCGATCTTCTTCGCTGCCGGGTTACCGGTGTCTTCACCGTAGATTTCCTTCAGCAGTTGCAGTTGCGATGATTTGCCCACCCGCTGATCAAACATGTTCCGAAAGCGCTGTTCGCCCAGCGCCTGAGCCTGCTCGAAAAACCTCTGAACATCCCCGCCCGCCGCGGTCATTTCGGCACTGAGCTGGCGTGACCAGTCCTGAAAAGCTCCCGTAGCAAGTTCTTCCGCTGAGACAACATCGATCTCTTTGCCATCGGCAACGCGGCGCCCGGAGAAAATAAACTGAGTCAGATTTTTAGGGGTCTGCTCAGCCGCCGGAACGTTGCGGTTCAGCGTTTCTGTGACGTTGTTAATGGCGATCGCATTCTGGGCCAGCCGCTGACGCTTTTTAAACACGTCATGCACAACCCTGCGGGCAGCCAGATCGGCAGCCTGTTTATAGGTATCCGCGTCCGGGAAGCCGCTTTTGCCCGCCCGGGCGTTCATTCTTGAGACCTGACGGACTGAATCGCTAATCAGGTCTTCAATATTTTTCAGTTCAGACGCCAGCGGCTGTCGGCCAAGAGTCTGGGTAATGGCATCGACACAGGCTTGTTTCATTATGGATTCCTCAGGAAGCAGGTTGCGGCCACGCTATAAACTTTCGATTCTTTCTGCACGGTGGCAATTTGATTATCGAGATCTGCCAGCGCCTGCGCCAGGCTTACAGTCTCGCCTGTATCAGGGTGTGCAATCATGATATCTGCATTGGCCTGTGACATGTCACGTGCCGCCATCAGGTCATAGCTGTTTGAGGATATGGACTCACCAGTGACCGGGTCGGTGCTGATTTGTTCAGGTGCTGACGTTTCCGCAGTGCGCCCGCCAGCAAAGGCACTGCCCTCCCGGACCGGTGGAATAGCTGGTTCAGCGGCCTGTGGCACGGTTTCCGCTATTCCGTTTTCCCGGTACGCCTCACTGATGGTCGCACGCTGAGCCTCGCCGGTAGCTATTGCATCGGGCCGCGCAATCCCGTCCAGACCCCGGATCTGAGTAGATACGTTCACTGGCTCGCCTGACATCAACTGGCGTGATGCCTGGTTCATCGCAGCAACATGGCTGTTGAGGCTTTCATTGCCGGAGTGAACGACAGGAGACGACTCCAGATCGTAATAAAGCCCCTCGTTCATGACATGTGCCGCATCCACATCACTCGGCTTAATCTGTGCTTCTGGTACCAGGCCGCGCATGCTCTCTGGGATCAACCCCTGCTCAATACGGGAAAGGTCAGACCGTGCTTCATAGAATCGGCCGCCGGGACTGCTGTCCGCCAGCGTGGCGCTACGCTGATCAATCTGCTCTCTCAGCAGACCCATGCGTAAATCCAACTCGTTCACCTGGGCGGTGCGTTGCGCCCGCGCCTGTGAAAGCGCTTTACCGCTGCCGCTTAATGGCGTGTTCTTTAATTCCTGAAGCTGCGTTGTGGCCTGGTCATATTTGAATTGCAGGTCATGGACCTCCTGAGCGATCGCTTTTCGGTCACCCCGACTGACAACCTGTCCGGCTAAATCCTGCAGATCCGCAACGCGGGACTCATAGGTGGCCGCCGCCGGTTCACCCGGTGCCATCGCATCGGTCTGCGCCGGCGCATCTGCGGTTACGGATGGTTCCGCACTGATCGGCGATTCAACTTCAGCCGTCGGGCTGGCAACTGGATCTGTCGCAGCGGGTGCAGGGTCTGCCAGCGGGGTATCAGCACGCTGCGCCGTCAGATGATGCACGCCGCCGAACGCGGCACCGAGCACGCCATCCACCAGCAGCGCCTGCTTATCCCAGACGCGATACTGCTTCGCCAGTTCGTCATAGCCGTTTTCTTCCAGGGTCTCACCCAGGGCAAAGCGGTTAGTCGCACCAAATCCCGTATTAATCCCGATACCGGAAAGCAGCCGTGTTGCCAGTCTGCCGCCGACGCCTGCAGGCAATGCCATACCCAGAGCATTCGCACCGGCCTGCTCCAGCGCCAGGGTACCGGCAGTATCTTCGTTGACGCCTTTCCCCAGAAAGTCCTGGCGTGTTGACTCGTAACTGCTGCCAAATGCTACGGCACCACCTGCCACCGGTCCTGCTAATGCTGAGGCGGCAATAGCCGGGGCGAAAGTCCCCAGACCTTCAAGGATTTCAGCCGCCATACCCTGGCTGTTTGGTGCAGGTTTTACGGCGTTGCGTGCATCGTTCAGGGATTTCTGAACCGTCGAAAAGTTCTGATCAACAATCTCATCCAGCTCTGGCAAATCACCGCGCAATGCGCTGTATGTCGGCGACAGCTTTGCTGTCTCTACCAGCGTCTGACCCAGACCGATACTACCTTCAGCAGCACCACGAAACAGTGCCGACCCGCTGCCAGCATACCAGCGAGGATCATAATCATCAGGCTGTGCCTGCTTGTTTGCGGCCTGATCGTCAGCCCACGCCTGCCCTTCAGGGGCCAGTGAAAATAAGTCTGACATTACTGAACCCTCACTGTGATTGGCGCGCCAGTTTTAGGATCCTTAGCCCAGCGGCCACTGCCGGTCACAAGCCGGTACTGGCTGTCACCCACGTTGACCGGCACAAAGTTAGACTGGCTGGCCGGATTAAGCCCGGCGGATTTAAGCGCATCACCGGCGGCGGCGGTGTAGCGATCTTTGAACGTGCTTTTGTCCATGCCAAATGGCATCACAACGTCACCACCGTTGAACCCTTTAATCACACCACCTGTTGCCATCTGGATCGCTTTCTCTGCGATATCGCTGTCAACGGATTTGGTGTTTACGCTATCGCTATCACCGCTGGTATACGCCAGCCCGGCATAGGCAGATTTATAAATTGACCATGCCATCTGGCGAGCCTGGGGGTTGTGGGAAAACGCATTGCCGATTTCATCATCAAAGGTCTGTTTCAGCTTGTCATCGGCAGGCAGTTTAACCGCGCTGATACCCGCATCCTTTTGTGCTTTAGTGGGATTAATCAGCTGATCACCCTGTAGGATAGTTTTGGCGACTTCGTATTTGTTCATGGTCGGCTTGTAAGCCACGAACTGGCTATACGGAATCGACGGAGAGCGATTGTTGTACTGATTGTCATCCGTGCCAAGGATAAGCGCAGAATAAGCAGTAGCGGCGCTGTCAGGAGCTATTGAAGCTGCCACGCTGCGCAATGCCTGCGGCTGAAGGCCGCGACCAAATGACTGCAGCAGGCTGATAGACTGGTTAACGTCTGTCGTACCGCGCACGCGCTCGCTGATTGTGGCTGCTTCCTCCTTAGACAAGATTGGCGCATTGATGCCCAGCGATTTAAGCTGATCTGTAGCCGCGGTGCGGTTCTTGATCTCACTGGTTATATCAGCCGGGTTGGTGCTGGCAATCGGCTTGTATACTCCCATGTCCATCGCCGCCTGGTAGGGGTTCGACTCCCTGAGATTGATCACCTGTTTCGCTGCTGCCTCAACATGGTCAAAGGCGTCGGCACGACCGGCAAACCCCTCACCGGTACCCAGTTGCGTTTTCAGATCGGCAACGTAGGTGGTGATGCTGCTGCTGGGCATGTTTCGGAATGAACCAATGTACTGACCGGCGACACGCTGGTTTTCCAGATCGGCAAAGCGCTGATTGCCCTCACGGTAGCCATAAGCTGAGATCAGTTGCGCCTGGCTCGGCGGGTTCGGATACTCGACGCCCTTCATGTATGAGGCTTTTGCATCACTGATCACATCTGTCAGCTGCGCTTTAAGCTGAGTGCGCGCCTCACCCTGGAGAGATTTAGCCTGGCGAAGATATGACGCCTGAGCCTGCGTGCTGGCCGCATCGAAAGCCACGTTACCGGTATAGCGTTTAGGGCTATCCAGCGAAGTCAGGCCCAGCGCAGCGCGAAGTCCGGTATCCAGCTGACCATCGCTGTAGGGAATGCTGCCGTTTTCATGCTTCACAATCCCGGCGCTGAGCTTTTTCAGTACATTCAGATCACTGAGGTTGAGCTGATCATCAGGCTTAACGCTGAGCTGTTCACACAGCGCCTTCACATAGGCCGTGGTGTTATTGCCATCAGAGGCCGGTGCCCAGCGGTTGACGATCTCATTGACCGTATCGAAGCCCTTATCACCATATGCCAGCAGGTTTTTACCCAGCGCGCGTATCCCGTGTTCAGGCGTGACGAATTTGGCAAACCGGCCATCACTGCCTGCCTGCCCTTCCCAGTTATTCTGTCCCGCTTCAATGTTGCCCGGGTTGTTATTGCGCAGCCCGCGTGCGTCACCAGTGATGCCGCTCACCCGCACAGCTCCGTCATAGTCGCCCGGCTCGCCATTTGCGGCGATGAAGTCCATATAGTTCTGATTAGCTGCCGCCGACAGGGCACCATCAGCAGAACGTTCTTTCAGCTGGTTTTTGGCGTTTGCCCGCTCCTCATCGCTCCAGCCATGTGCCTCAGCAAACTGGTCAATCGCGGTGAAACCCTGCTTAACGGTTGAGGTAAACGCCTGCGGATCGTTGTACTGCCCCTGTGCGGCTGTAACAGTCGATTCCTGCAACGCTTTAAACTGTCCTTCCTCATACTGGCGGACCTGGCCGATTTCATAGGTGCTGGCCTGCCGCTTGTACTGCTGCCCGGCCTGGTTGATCTGCTGCATGAAATCACGGCGCATACTCTCAGGCACTTGCTGCGCCAGCTCATCAGCCTTACCGCGAATATTATTCAGTACTGCCTCTGACTGCCCGACAGCGTTTTTACCCTGCTTCGTATACAGGCCAGAGTCAGTATTGTTGAACTGATCATCGGCAAATGACTGGAACTGAAGTACTGCGTCCTGCGTCTGCGCAACGTTGGCTTTATGCTGCTCCTGAGCGAAGATGCCAGCAATGCGCGTGCCTACTTCACCCAGCCCGGCACCGAACGTATCGGGATTGGTCTGAACGCTGACCTGCGGCGCTGGCAGCCCCTGGTCAACTGTCTGGCGGGAATTGTACGTTGGTACCGTTGGCATGGTGATCAGTCCTTAAAATGTGAAGCTGTTGCTGCCGTATGACGAATTTTTCAGGGAGCCAAACATGCTGCCTGAATTACCGGCTCCGCCCGCGCTGCTGGCGCTGGATGCGGTCAACGAAGAACCGGCCAGAGAACTGTAAGAGCCATAGGCACCCAGCGCGCCATTAAGCAGGGTCAGCCCAGCCTGCTGGTTGCCGAATGCAGTGGTTGCCTGCGCCTGAGAACGATTACCCGACGCCTGCGCCTGAAGCCCATAAGCCTGGCGCTGCGCATTGTTCACTGTAGTCAGCGCATCCAGTTCACCCATCTGCGCTGTGTCGCCGAAGATATCAACCGCCGTGCCGCCGCCAAGGTCTACGCCACTGGCAGCCAGTGTCGCCGCCTGCGTTCCGGCCATTTGTTTGGCTCGCTGACGTTGCTGTGCAGCCTGCGCATTACCAGCGTTAACAGCTGCATCAGCTGACTTTTCCTGAACGTCGGCGTTGTAGTTGGCTAACTTCGACTGATACTTTGAGTTCTGGCGCTGGCTGTAAGCTGAGGCAGCTGCTGCTGCCACCATCGCTACCCCTACCGCTACTGGTCCGCACATGATTTTTTCTCCATAGTGAAGCGATGAAACAGCATGCCGTTTGGCCCGGCCGGAACGGGGTCGTAAAGCCTGAAACCCATCCAGTGCAGCCACTGCTTCGCGGCAATGTTTCTGGCATCTACATAATTCTCGAGACGCGGGAAGGTCTCAAGGATTCCAGCGAGTAATGGCCTGCTGTGCCGGATAAAAGCACGCGAATATTTATCGAGTCGGTCTGATGCTATGAGCCATGGCGTTCCTGAACCGGTCAGAATGCTGGCAGGCGTAACACCAAAAATCGTCACCACCTCACCATCTGCCAGCCCGGCCCAGCAAAACGCGGAGTGTTCCAGCCCGTAATTCAGAACCTGATCAGGAGTCATGCCCCATCCGGATTCGAACTCATCAATATCTGCCTGGCGGACATGTGGTAGCAACTCCTGCGCATGCTCAAGTGTGGCCGGGATAACCTGAACGATTGGCATCAGCGGCCCCCTACAGAAATGGATGGGATAACTGCAAGAATGGACAAAGGAAGAGGATCGCTCTGCCTGACGTAGATGCGGCCGCCCTTACTCCAGTTTGCATCAATGTTGATATCAATGGTGCCGGTAGCATCTTCAACCGGGCGATCGTAAAACTCATATTCACGCTGGGCATACTCAAACATATTTTTACCATCTGTACCGGCCAGAACGCCGCGGCTGGAATTAACCAGCAGGCTGACCTGCGGGATGATGATTTTCTTATCGAGCAGCGTTTCCTGATTGGCAATATTGATGTCCAGTGTTTCAAATTCCGCAGTGATTGGCAGTCCGACATGGACAACTGCGCCTGGTGAGTCCAGCGTGATTGAACCGCCGCTTACCACCTTCTGAGTTTCAACGTTCGCATCTGCCAGGATGCTCACTGTTTTACCTTCAAGGTGGCCTAATCCGGCAAAGGCTTTGCGCGCAAAACGCCAGTTAGCAGTTGTTGCCGACTGAAGAACAGATGGGATGTCCCGGCTGGCCTGAGCAACAATCTGATTACCGCTGCTGACTTCGAGAATGGTCATGCGGATAGATTTATCGATGACATCATCCCCTTCTGTCTCCGTGTATGGGAAATGAATTTCATCTCCAACGTTCGTTGCGGAAAAGTAAGCGGCGCCAGACACAGATACAGTGAACGGACCAGCCCAGCCCCATGACCCGCCGGGGCTGGAGATCGTCATCTGACGCGCCGGATCACCATTGCGGCCGTCATAGCTGAGTCCGCTATCAACGAAAAACGCGTCGATGTCACTATTAAACTGGCGGGATGAAAGCCGTTCGATGTAGCGCTTCACCTGCCCGTTGACGGTTCTCTGCACGCTGAAGTAAACACCATCCTCGGTTCCTTCGCTGATGCTGCACGTAGACTCGAATTTTCCATCGGTAGGCTGTGGTGACCAGGCAAAAACCTGCTGATCA